CGTTGACCATCAGACCTATATACCTGAAAGCGTCTGCGCCGTGGCTGTATTCGTCGTGCAGTGGTGACTTGCTGAAGCTGCCATATGCGTCTGTCTCATACCGATAGTGTCTCAGACAATTAATCCCATCTGCTGCGTTCTCGCGGTCAAACCAGCAGTTTGGGAAGATGGTTCTGGCTGCGTTAATGCTGTCCACGACCGGCACACGCGGGATGATGTTCACCCGATACCCGGCAGCCCGGACGATTTCCTCGATGCTCTTGCCGTTCGCCGCCAGCGTCTTATTCTCGGCATCATGCGGCAGCCAGAGCGTGTCGTAGACGTAACCAAACTTCTGCATCTCGGCCAGATACCAACTCATCGTTTTCTGGCTGTTTTCCATATAACGAATCAGCCTTGTTTCCATTCCAATGAACTGTAGGTACCAAATAGCTGTACTGTCAGACCAACCCAAATCGAATATTGCATGAACAGGCTTGGACGGATCGTATATGACCCTTGTCAAACGGCCTTGAATGTCGGCCATCTGCAATTCTTTAGCGAATATTGCACCGTCCACGTTCTGCCTGCACAGACCCTCCCAGACGTTGTTATACGCTTCAGTGTCGCGGTTCTTGAGCGCATCCTTCTCAAGCTCCAGCGTGTGTGGGAACCACGGATTATCGTTCCAGTTAACCTTCTGCACCACGCAGTCATCAGGAGGTTTCAGCACGAACCGTTCGTAAGTCTCGTCGGTCTCAAGCTCCGGATTGAACGAGATCCAGATCTCGCTATTGTCCTTGCGGATCGTCGGTATCAGCACGTTCCAGCTTAACCGGCTGACCGACTGCGCTTCCTCGACCCAGACAATGTCGCAGCCCTCATAGCTTTTAATATTGCTGATGTTGTTCTTCAGCCCGGCAAACAGGAACTCGGTGCCGTTACTGCCCCGGATGCTGGCCTGCGTGATCTCGTAAAAGCCCAGCAAGCCCATGGACTCGATCTGGTCGCACAGCAGCTTGTGCACTGAGTCTTTGATGCTGGTCTGGTATTCGCGGGCGCAGAGTATGCGTAGCGGCTTCTTAGCGCCTAAAATCAATAGGGCGCGTGCTATGCCCCACGACTTAGCTCCGCCTCGGCCGCCGTATAGAACGCGGTAGCGCGAATGCTCTGGCGTAAACAAGCAGTGTAACTTTCGCGGAAACTCGGCCCCCGCAAAGACCGTCTCCAGGTCTACGGTCATTCTCGCGGCTTAGGATCGACAAATATGACTTTAATACCTTCGATTTTCGATCCGTCCGCGTTCGCAATCTGCGTTGTGTTCGTTTCGCTCCAGCGCATCTGAGCTTTCGTCCACCAGATACAAGCCGTGGTGTCGCCAGCCATAGCTTTATTGTAGAGAGTATCCGCAATAGACGAACTCGCCTCTGCTTTACCTAGCCCTAACTCAAGAGAGTAATGCTTTCTAAGCGTAGGAGCCGAGATGCCAACTAGCGCTGATATCTGCTCATGCGGCAATCCTAGACCAGATGCGCGTTGCACTTTCTTGCGCTGATCGTCTGTTGGCTCGTGCGGAGGATTCATTTTCTTTTTATTGGCGCAAAGTTGCCGTTATCATTTCGTCTTTTTGTTTCTCTGGCTGATGCCCGCTGCCTTGCTCTTAGCATCAGATTTAGAACTTGCGCCCCATTTTTGCAAACTCAGCAGCAACCGCATCGGCTCGCCATTAGGTTTGCGTTCCGGTCCCGGCATGTTGCCCATCCGCGCAAGAAAACTAGCCCGCCTAGGATTGTCACCCGCTTTGACTGGTGGTTTTAGAGTGCCGCCTGTTTCAGCGTGATAGCTGGCTCTGCCCTTGGCATTGAGACCGCCAGCCATGTTTTTGCCTGCCTTCTTAGTCCAGGCGGCGCTCATTAGCTAGCCAGCAGCGGGACGGAATACCAAGTCGTGCCATCGTACGCAACCAACACGGTGCTGGTCAGACTTGCCAGCACGTAGTTTGAATCAACTGCAATAGCGTTGATTGCGTCACCACTGGTTGGCCAAACTTTTAGCACAGCCGCGGCGTTGTTTTTAATTACGCAGGTTGCACCCGCGGATGCTACCGGCAGCAGAATGCCCTTAGTTGCATCTGCTCCACTTACCAGCGTGAAACCTGTAGCGATCTGCGTTGCATTTGCTTGTGTCGATCCAGCAGCGGCAACGGTAGCGCTCGGCATTACGAAACCACCCGTTGACGTTACCGTCGTGAACGAACCCGCAGCCTTGGTGGTACCACCGATTACGGTGTTATCAACAGTGCCGCCGACAATCTCTTGATCTTTATACGCCACGCCTATTGCGATTGAATTAGCCATTTTTAGTCCTTAGTTAAGCCGCATCCTGGACGAAACAAATGTCCTGCCACGACATGATTAAATACCTTACATCGTCTTCAACGTATTCAGAATATTTTAAATACTCGTCCCTACCCATCGTGCCAAACCGCACCAAATCGCCTACAGATACTGGTGTCGGCTCCAGCTTTCCTTTTTTGTTCCATTTGCCCGGTCCCGCAGCCACCACGGTTCCCATGTTGTCGTTTTCGCTCATCACCACTTCGATGACTGAGCTTTTAATACGCGGCAACGGCAAAACCACAATCTTGTCGGCTCGAGGTTGCAATCTCATGATTTTCTCGGCCTCCCGCGTTTCCTCGGTTCGTCCTGGTGCTTGTCCACAAATTTAACCGCCAGCGGTGCGTAAATACTTTCCATCACCTCGAGCTCCGCATGTTCGCCGCACCATTCATTTTGGTGCCGGTTTACAAACGTCGGATATCGCCTGCATTGCCCTAGAACGTGACCTGCCGAATAAAATCGACAACTTTTGCATGTAGAATCTGAATCAGCCACTGCAATACCTCCCTATTGTGATGGTTAGAGAGCCCGACACCTTACCGCGTCGGGCTTTCGTTTATTTGGGGTAATTCTTGCTGCGATCGTGCGTATAACAAATGCCCGCGGTCTTGCCGGTGTTGCATTGATTATCTTTGCCGACTGCGTCTGCCTTGCCCATCGCAACACCACCACGCATGGATTCATTGCGCTCGCCGCTTTTATCAGACGAAGTGGCTGCGGGAATTTTTGCACCATCGGTTCCGTACATTTTGTTCTCCTAGTTTAAAAACTTCAGTTTGTAGAGTGTTTCGTTGATGAGATCCGCAATCTCGTCAACCAAGTTCTGCAATTCAGAATCCTGCGGAAGGTGCTGCCTGGACTCCTGCACGAACGCTTGCAGCCCGCTGACGTAGGCAATGGGCTCATCCATCGGCACATGATAATCGGACGAATAATCGGCAATCAGTCCGAACTTGCCCTGATAAGACTCGGCAAAACTGTCGGTGAGTTTGACAATTTCTTTGTAGTAATTTTTCAACGCAGAGTGCGCAGAGAACGAATCCGTCCGCAGATGCAGGATATGCGCGTTCGTTCCGCTGTGGAATAAAACCAGAACAAAGTCGGCAACGTCGCTCATGCGATCCTAAAAAAGTAACCGCGGCTACACTTTAGGCGCTCCCGCTAACGCCGCACGCGGTTACACGGGATTGTGCGCACTCGGAGGAGATATACGCCTGCCAAGATTAGTGCTTATAAGTCAAGGTGTCAATGCATTGCAATCATAGGTATATTTTCTACCATATTGCAATATATTGTTCAGGACAGGTCGACTACGCGCTGGATATACCTGCCCTTTGAGTTTTTCCTCCAGCCATGCACCTCAACCCGAATCCCGGCCTCGCGCACCCGGCCAATGGTTTCACTGTTAGTAACCTTTGCAACTCTGTTTGCAACGCCCTCGCTGGTGACTTGCACAGCCAGCACCTCGCCGCGCTTGATTGCCAGCAAGTCTGCCCAGCCCCAGAGGTCTTTACGGATTCGGGCAAACGGCTGCCAATGCTCCACAATAGCCACTAAATAGCCCTCATCCCTTAAATATTTCAAACTACGTTGGGTCGGTGTCATTTATCAGCCCCTGCGTCTGTTTCAGTAAACTTTCTTCCGTTCCGTAGCGTTTCTCAAATTCTCTAACCCACGGATGCCGACTGCAAAACTCCGCAGTCTTGACCCCGCTGGCATGGTGGCTCGGACAAAGCCCGATCGTTTGCAAATGTCCCATTCTCTGCCCGCCAGATAGCAAATGGTGCACGCAACACGGCACAAAACCATACCCCTCATTTTTGCAGACAATGCAGCCAAGGTCGGCCACGGCAGCCATCCATTGCTTCTCAGCTTTGTTCATAACGATCCGGCGCCGGGACTTTAATACCAGCATGGTGCGAAGCAGCATTAAGCCAATCCAGCCATTCCGAAAACCGTTTTTTACCGTAACGACTGGTTCGTCGACCCAGCATCACGATCCCGCCCTCAAGCCCCGGCGCCAGCCGCGGAGAGGTGTCCCCTTCAAAGGCCGCGGTCAGGATATCCTTCCATTCCTCACTAGAAAGCGTTTGCAGCGTTCCATTGACTGGCCACTGGCGTTGCCTTGACCACGCCTCCAAAATCGGCCACATCGCCGCATTTGCAGCCGTGGAGCGTCTTTCTTCGCAGACCGGGCACATTTGCACAAAAGCTATCGTCATTTTGCGTTACCCCCTTCGCTGACCAGCCGCCGGATCCTGAAAAATCCTGCGTAGTCGGGATACTCGTCCTCAAACTTCCTGGCGTAATAGGCGCAATAATTGTTGTTCAGCCGAAATTCCTGCCCGGTAGTCTCAATCTGAACATGCCAGCGGATCCGTTCAAAAACCGCCGCGGCTCCGTAATGCTTGAAATCCTTTTGAATAATCATCAGGACGTATTTTTCAAACAACTGCCAGACATGGTAGTTTTGCAAGTGGAATTGCTCAAAGTCGTTATAAATCTGCTCTGCTCTAGTCATAAATCCTCCGATTTAAGTAGAAATATTATTGCCCGTAATAACCCCTGCCGCCCGGCAGTCCCGCAAAAAGTCGGCCGCCTGCGAATCCTTGCCGAAATGATTGGCTTGCAGGATTATGAAGTCGACCTGCTGCTGGTTCCTCACCCTGTCCGGTGTCCACCACTGCCCAACGGTTTTGGTTTTGGCTTTTATCAGGCTCTCCAGCTGCTCGGCCTGCTCCGGGCTTGGCTGGGTCTTGATTGGTGGCGGCAGAGATAGGTAAACAGGCTGGCTTTCCAACAACGCCTTGAACTGCCCAAAAGTCGGTGGCCAGTCTGGAAACTCCGTTGGCAATCTCGCAAGTGCCGATTTCATGCTGTCAACGTCGCATTCCAATGCTGACCACGTTTCGACCCAGCTATCCATTTCGCTCTCGTCTTTAAAGACGCTCGTAAACTTTTGTGCGTACTGGTTTTTGAATAGTTGCGACAGTCGTACAGTCCATTTCCTGTTCATGGCGTCCCTTTCAGAATCCCAGTTCCAGCGGTTTTACAATCAACAATCTTTCCTCGGTTTCAATCTTTTCGAGCAGTCTGCGGTTCGCCGCGGTGAAGTTCAGCGGATCGGCCTTGCCCTTCATCCACTCCGCTTTAAACCCAGTCCAACCTCGAGCGCAGCACTCGATCAAAGCCGCTTCCAACAAGATACCCGCCTTGCCAGCTTCCTTGTCAATCCTGCTAAGAGCCGAGCTCGTCAGCGGCGCTTTCTTTGCCCGGCGCAGGGTTTGAAAGTCATTCCAGACCTGCTCAGATACCGTTTCGGGACGAATACAGTCGCGTTTAGCGACTATAGTTTTTGATGTACCCGGTTTAAGGTTCTCGGTTCTCGGTTCTCGGTTCTCGGTTCTCGGTTCTCGGTTGCTATTAGGGTTCGATAGGCTGCCTATAGGCTCCCCATCCTCTCCCAATGCGCCCCCGATAGCCTCCTGACCCTTTTCCTTGCCCCACCGAACCGCCGCGCCCTTCCTGCCGCTAACGGTAAAACTCTGGTATTTTTCTATTTCCTCGTCGCATCGCTTGTGGTGATACCCGTCATCGTGCTTTGCAAACAGGTCTTGCAAGACGGATTCTATGGCCTCGACGGAGACCCGCAGCCGCTTGGCAACCCACTTTGTATCAAGCGGGATTGGAAGCTCGGTGTGGTAATACATGTCGAGGATGCGGCGAAATGCGAGATCCTCGTCATTAGATAAATGCGAGGTGGCGGCCAGGTAGTCGCCAATGTGAAATGGGAAATGATGCATTTTTTCCTCCAGTAAGGTGAAGAAGTGATGCGCCATCACCCAGTACTGGCTGGGTTCAGCTTGCGTGGCCTGCCGACCAACGCATCACTTGGAATCATATTGTCTGCCTTCTTTTATTGCAAGCATTTCATTCCGCAGCTCGACCGCGGCATCCACGCCCCGTTTTTGCCTGACTTTTTCAAGGTATTCTTTGCGATCCCGGCGCTTTAACGCCATCCGAGCCTCGCATTCCAGGCGCCACGCCTCGCAGCTCGAGCAGACTACCCGGCCATCGCGGAGCGTGACTGGCGCGGTCTCGATGTAGAGGCAACCTAGACAAATCATAAATTCTTGCTCAAAAGTCGGAATGCTGTTGCTGCCACTCTTGGGACTTGTCCGTTTCCAATGGCTTTAAGTCTGTCCACTCTAGCGGCCACCCCATTAGCCACTCTACCCACGTTGGGTTCAGACGGCCAGTTTCTTGATATTCCACGTTGAAGCAGAGTTGATCCATCCTTGATTTCCCGTCCTTGCGTATCATCTGCTGCCCCCCCCCCTTGTAATCGCTTGCCCTCGGCGTCGGCCATTTGTTCGTTCTCGCCATAAAATTCAGATCGCCCGTTCCCTCCCTCTCCGCTGATCTCTCGCCGCCCCCGCCTCCCGTTGTCGGTGTTGGGAATATCGGATTTGCATACCGGCTCTGCATGGATGGTGCTAGTTGATTGGCTGTAGATGTTACTGTCGGAAATCTCTGCCGTTTTTCTGCCGCAGACAACATCCCCATTTCCCGTAATTTGTCCTGAGTTTCCCAATGATTTTCTGTTATCAGAGCCCCGCTGGTTGCTAGGTGCGACAGTTGCACACTGTGTTTCCCCTTTGCGCCCGCTTTGCCTTTGCAGGATAGAGTCGAATCCATTACCGTCGGCGTTGGAAAATTTAGCAACAATCCAGATTCGCTCTCTGAGATGTGGCGCACCAACGTCTGCTGCTGATACGACACCCCACCTTGCATCAAACCCCAACGCGGCCAAATCTCCAAGCACTGTTCCAAGTCCGCGAGAAGTGAGCATTGGGCTGTTTTCCACAAACGCGTATCGTGGTCGTACTTCCCCAATAATCCTTGCCATTTCAGACCAGAGTCCTGATCGACTGCCGGAGATGCCTGCGCCGTGTCCTGCTGCGCTGATGTCCTGGCAGGGAAACCCGCCAGATACAACGTCAACAATTCCTCGCCACGGCTTTCCGTCAAAGGTACGTACGTCATCCCAAATCGGGAAAGGCGCGAGAATTTTGTCATTCTGTCGAGCGCACAATACGCTTGCGGGATAGGGTTCCCACTCAACGGCACAGACGGTTCTCCATCCGAGGAGGTGTCCCCCGAGTATGCCTCCACCAGCACCCGCGAAAAGAGCCAGCTCATTCACGCCGCCGCCAATGTTTCACCAACCGCAGCCAGAGCCTCTTTTAAATGATTTAATTGTGTGCGGCCAATATTTGGAATCCTCAAAATCTCTTTTTCCGTGTAAGCGCAGATGTCGGCAATCGTATACAAATCTTCCGACAACAATGCGTAATGCAAGCGCGTGGTCAGCTTCAGCGTTCGCATGTCGCTGTTGTTTTTTTTCTCGTTGAGCGCAGCCATGTCGATTCGTTTCTGCCGTTCAGACATCATAAATTCGGCACACTGCCACGCGCTGGTTGCGATGTCAGGAGAGTATGGTGATTGGTTTGATGTGCGTTGCAAAAGCGCAGCCATCGCCGCAAGCGCGAACTGATCTTTGAGGTCAAGCATAGAGCGCCTGGTCAATCGTGAGCTCGCCTTTTGTGAGCGAGTAAATGCGCCAGGCATTGACTTCCGGAATGATTGCTTTCCACGCGGTAACCGCCTGCGTGCTTAGTTTTAGCGCCTCGGCAACCGCCCGAACGCCCCCATAATACGCAATAACGTCTGATTTAAGCATGGCTAACCCTTTGATTTAGTTAAGTATTAAAATACTTGTAAATAGTTGTTGCAAAGTGATACGGACTGATTATAATCATTTCCATACCGAGTTGCAAACAAACTTTTACAAGGGGAACAAAATGAACGACTTTTTAATCATCCACACAGAATTTTCCGCAACTGAATTTACGATTGAACCAGCGAGCGAGAAAGGCGTAAAAGAATTTCAACGCAGGTTTGGCGAAAGTTGCATTTCGATCAACGTAAGAAAATCGCACCTTCCGCATTACGTTGGAGAAATGAAGCGCGCAGGATTCCTGATTGCCTGATTCCCCTGACCCTGCCCACGCGGGGTTTTTGGAATACGCAGCCGGAGCGAATCCGGCAACAAAACGGAGGAATTATGAGTGCAGAACCATGTATGTGCGGTGCGACTGATTGCCCTGTTTGCGGTCCATTGCAGGGCTACTCAACCAGCCATCAGCCGAACGCTCACGACCGCGAGCTGGCGCTGGAAAACATTGTGGAAACCGTGATGGACTACGGCATGTGGCCGCAGCCGGTAAAAGGCAAATTCAAGAAGTCGGAGTTTGATCTTTACGACTTTTTGCTAGAAGAACGCGACCCGTCTTACTTTTTGGAAATGTATCTCGGCGCAATAACCGACAATGACATATCAGACCGCATCCGGCGCGAACGGGCAACGATTAAAGAAATGCTGGAAAAGCATTTTAAAGACTCGGATATCGTTGCGGATCTCGCGGCAGAATACGCGAGCGAAGCATGAGTTTTTTGGAGGTAGTTGGCGCTGGCGTATGCGGAGCCGCAACGCTGGCGGCAGGATGGATTTTCCTTGTTTTGTTGTTCTCAATTTAATCGGAGGATTTATGCAAAAATCAGAATCAATAGCAGCACTGGCGGCAGCATTGGCAAAAGCGCAAGGAGCAATGAAAGGCGCGGTCAAGGATAGCGCCAATCCGTTTTTCAAGAGCAAGTATGCGGATCTGGCCAGCGTAGTCGAGGCTATCCGGGTTGCATTTTCCGCAAACGGCCTGTCTTACATCCAGACCGTTGAGCCGAGCGACAAAGACGAGGTGCGCGTCGAGACCACGATTTTGCACAGTTCGGGAGAATGGATTGCCTGCGGCGTGCTGTCCCTGCCGGTTTCAAAATCCGATGCTCAGGGATACGGCTCGGCGCTGACTTACGCCCGGCGCTACAGCCTGAGCGCAGCCACCGGAGTCGCACCGGAAGATGATGATGGTAACGCAGCCAGCAGCGCAAAGCCGAAGAAAACGATGGACTGCAGGGCTTACCTTGCAGCGCTGGATGCGGCGCCGACGCTGGATGACCTGCAAGCAGCCTTCAAAACCGCTTACAAAGACGCACAGGGGCAGAACGACACCGTGGCAATGGCTATCCTGACCGGCGCTAAAAACAACCGCAAAACCGCGCTGGCAACCGCATGAAAATCATAGACGCGGTACAGGGAACCCCGGAATGGCTGGCTGCTCGAGCAGGCAAAGTCACGGCCAGCATGATTTCGGCAACGCTGATGAAGCCCGAAACAGCGGGTTTCAGGGATTATCAGGCGCAGCTCGTTGCGGAGATCTTAACCGGCAAGCCGCAGGGGTCGGATTACACGAATGCGGCAATGCAGTTCGGGACGGAGACAGAACCCCTCGCCCGGAGCGCCTACGAAGCCGAGACAGGCTTCAGCGTCGACGAGGTAGGGCTCTGCATCCACCCGACAATAGAACGCGCTGGCGCGAGTCCTGACGGGCTTGTTGGGCAGTCTGGACTGGTAGAGATTAAGTGTCCAAAGCCTGCCACGCACCTTGCAAACCTGATTGCCAATGTTGTTCCGGCTGGCTACAAGAATCAGATGATGTGGCAAATGGCTTGTACTGGTCGGGACTGGTGCGATTTCGTCAGCTTCCGGCCTGACCTGCCGGAAAACTTGCAATTGCTGATTGTCCGGTTTAAGCGTGATGAGAAGGAAATAGAGAAGCTGGAAACCGCGGTGGTTGCCTTTTTGGTAACTGTCGACGAAATGATTAAAAAACTTAAAGGAATAAAATAATGGCTGAATTTGTGCAAAAAGAGCTATGCGGCTCAATGTTTAAGAACCAAAAGAAATTGACCGAGCAGCATCCGAACATGACCGGATCTGCGTTGATTGGAGGCGTTGAGTATTGGGTATCAGCATGGACTAAGGTAGACAAAAACGAAAACAAGTGGCAGAGCTTGTCATTTACAAGAAAAGACCAACCAAAGACCCGCGAGCAGGCAGAAAAAGCAGTGGCTGATATTGATGACGATTTGCCGTTCTGATGAGCAGCAACGCTTTCGCTCAGTGCGAGCAAGACTTTTCAATTGCCCTTGATCGTCAACAATCATTTAGGAATCCCATGCTATCAATTAAATTAACTGCGTCAAATCTTTCGGATTTGTCCGTCATGGTCACTGCTTACCTTACGCAATTTGACCCTTATATCTACGGAACCGCGGCCTCGCTTCAGGGTTTTGACCAAGAGGCGGCTGTTTTTTACGCAATCATGACAAGAAACGAAACCCCGTAATGAAAGAATTCAGACTTAAAGTTTCTGTTCGCAATAACTTGCTTTTATCCGCAATCGAATCGCAGGGTTACGTTTCTGTTGCTGAGTTTGAGAGAGCTTGCGAGCTTGGCTCTGGAAGCATAAACAATCTTGTCGCAATGCGAGAAGCGCCCATCTTGCAAAGCGGAGATTTTTCGCAGAAAGCAAAGCTAATTATGGAGGTGCTTGGCGCGGCACCTACTGACCTTTGGACTGAGCAGCAATTGACTATCAAACTCAAAACGAACAGCGGAGAACGGGCTATAGATGCAAACCTTGTGCAGCATTTGCTTGAGCAGAAAAACCGAAACGACTACCTGCCATCACCTGAAGATTTATTATTGGCGGCAGAAACATCAGCAATAGTAAATGAGGTTTTGGGAACGCTTAACCCGCGAGAAAAAGAAGTGCTGCACGAAAGATTTAGCAATGATTCCACCCTTGATGAAGTTGGCAAAATTCA